GTTTCCCAGTCACGATCGGTGGGAATACGTTCTTCGCTCGCGACAAGAACGGCTACTCGATCATCCCGGCGAGCGGCCAGCTTAACATCGTGTCCGTCGAGAGCGACACGCTGACCAACGGCGTCGACTACACGCTTGACCAGGACACGGGCATCATGACCTACGTTCTCACGCCGAGCGCAACGGACAGCTGGAGTGTGCAGTCCACGGAGTATTTCCGGAAGTGCAAGTTCTCGGGAAACTATCGTGACGCTAGTCCAAGGGTTTGGGCTCAGTTCAACATACAGTTGCAGATCGAAGAGGTTACGATCTGATGCCTCTCGATATCTCATCCGCATTCTTCGAGCGGCTTCAGAACGATGACGTCGGGGAGCTGGTCGAGCTGATCGACCTCGCAACCCCGAACGGGACATTTCACTGGACAACTCGCAATGAACCGCTCTTAGCTTCCTTCTCGGGAAGTCCGCTGATGTATGACCCGTTCCCCGGTGACGCGTCGCCGGCCGGCGCCCGCAACACTGAGCTGGCAGTGGCAGCCGCGCGCTTCGCTGTGGCCAACTCGGGTAGCATCCTGCAAGACATCCTTCAGGGTCAAGAGCTGATGCGGACCTCGATCCGCATCCGCCGGGTGTTCGCCGATACGCCGGGGCTCGACGAGTGGCATCTTTTCGAGGGCACCATCCAGGATATCCAGCATAGTCGCGACATCGTATCGGGCCAGGTCCGGGACAAGATGAGCTTCGTCGCGAGAGCTTTCCCGCCATATGCGTACCAGGACAAATGCATCTGGCGCTTCGGATCACAGGGGTGCGGCATCGACGTGTCGAGCTTCACCGAAACCGTCTCCCCTGCCCAGCTCGTCGTGGGCTCTTCTTCGAAGCTTGCGCTGTACGTGGATAGTTATACAGGAGGCAGGGATGACGACTTCTACTCGCTCGGAAGAGCGACTTGTGTCTTTGGGTCTAATTCAGGATCTATCCGGCAAGTTCGTGTGCACACTGGTGCTGTTGTCGGGCTATCCCATCCTCTCCCAGCGGCACCAGGAGCTTCTGATGTCTGGGAATTACAAGCTGGATGTCGTAAGCGGCTTATCACCGACTGTCATTCGAAATTCTCGAATGTGAATACGGGGCAGACGTTTGGGTTTGCTGGGTTCCCGTGGATACCGGTTCAAGACAATGCATACTGATCAATGGCGAACAGATATTATTGATCGAGCAATTGGTTGGTTAGGAACCCCCTATCACCATAAAGGTCGAAAGAAAGGTGTCGGGGTCGATTGTGGAGGTCTGATTTATGAAGTATTCTCTCCACTCATCCCGCTTAAACCGTTCCCCAAGGATTATGCTCCGGACTGGACGCTTCATCACGGGGAAGAGATTTACCAGAACTTCATCGGCCCATATGTCCAGCAGATTGAAGCGCCGATCCGTGGCGGTCTCACCCTATTCAAGTTCGGGCGCTGTTTTGGGCATGGCGCTATTTTTGATGGCAGCAAGTATATTCATGCTTGGGGTCGTAATGGTATTTCTAAGGTGATACAATCTCATCCATCTTTCTTCCAGAAGAGGGAGCGTCAGCACTTCGACGTTGATCCACAATGGCAGTAGCAATCCCAGTAGCTCTTGCGATCGGTGGTGGCGCAGCATTTGCCGCGGCTGGATTGACAGTTGCCAGCGGACTTGCCCTTGGCTGGATGGTTGGCTCGTGGCTAACGCAAAAGAAAACCGACGCCCGTAACACGACGTTCGACCCTGGCGTCCAGGAGCTACCGCGGATCAATCAAGCGCTGCGCGGCGTGGCGATACCGGTTCTGTTTGGCACCAACCGCTGTCATATGAACATGACGATCCGAGCTAACCTTGACACCCAGCGTCACGAAAGCCGGCAGTCGGCCGGTGGCGGCAAGGGTGGCGGGTCTGGAATGGGCAAGTCAGGCGGGGGCGGCTCTACTGAGGTGAGCTACACTTACAAGCAGGATCTTGTATTCAATTTTGGCCTGGTGCCCGAAGAAGTCTCCTTGCTTGGTGGATGGCTGGGTGGCGAACGTATCTCAGGTGATACGCTCGCGCTGATCGACCAAGGTGCAGCTGGCGCCGAGGTGCAGGCTAATCTGGCAAACACCAATGCCGGGCTGACGTTTGACGACGCTTATTTCTCTCGCGGTACGGACACATCAAACTGGTCCTATCTGCCTACGCTCACCAATTCCCTGCCCGTCGACTGGCCGAACACAGCGTGGCTAGGTTTTCAGCAACTCCTCCTTGGCCATCAACCCATCGTTCCGCAAATGGAGTTTGAGATTGGTCCAGGTGGCACGGCGGTAACTGACCCGACAAGCAGCTCTATTCAGAAAGTGACCGGAGGTCCCAACCCCAATAAAGAAGACTTCTTGATCGCTCGCGAGAGAGATCAGAACGGGTCGATTTATTACGGCAACATGGATACGGGCGCTGGCGGTATTGCTGGCGCTATGACCAGTTCTGGCGATTTGATATGGGAGCTTGACGATACCCAGTGGATGAACGCCATCGAAGCGGCCACGAGCCAAGCGTCTGGCGACCATTCATCTATAGCTGGATTGTTGGTTCAGCCTGTGCAACAAGGAGAGAAACTGGTCGTCTCTGTGCGCGGCAATGACGGATCTATCAATTGGATGTATTTGGCGGTCGCCGACCCTGTGCTCACCGGGACGCCGTCAATTACTGGTGTCGCTCGCGTGCGACGCAGCTCAATTCAAGACATGAAGCGCCCCGTCGCCTTACTCCATGGCAATATCCATAGCACCAATGACGAGATTTGGATGGTGTCTTTGGATGGCGTCGGGAACGACAGGTCCACGATTTTCCGTTGGCCGATCATCGGGCAGATAGAAAGTGGCATCTTTGAGAGCTATCCCGGAGCTGCTTCGTTCGAGTGGCCCTTGTTTAAAGGCCTTCTTCCGGATGACATAGGCGTCCATCTAATGACGCTTGGCAACGACACAAACGGCGCCTTCAATTATGACGACAACGGCTGGTTCATGTTGCCGTCGTTAGCAGGGGGTGACTATCTGTATACATACCTGCCACGTGTCAAGGTCCAGTTCTCTGGTTCGAACCAGAACAGCTACAGCACCAACTCGATCGCGGCCAACTATCCAAACGGCATGATGATCCGCTCTGCCGTCGACCGCATCGGCTTTGGCCTCGCCAATCTCCCAGTTTCCAGCCCTGCCTATACAGTAACGCTTAGCCCTCCAGAGATTGTTGGTAGTAGCTTTTTCCTAGATATTAATGGTGGCACAGATGGACGGCCGCCTTACTTGGACGATAATCTTACACTGATCAATAGCACGCCAGACAATAGTGCTGCATGGTATCGCAATGTCAGCGTTAATCCTCTTGCTAGTGGTGCTTATCTTGTTGGGATGGCTAAGACGTCAAATGATCCGACGGATATCAATTCCGGACAGTATATGCAGGGCCGTGTCAGGTTCTGGACATACAACGGCATTGCCGACAAGTTTACGCATCAGGCGGACATTGGCGGCATTGTTTATCGTGACGATGATTGGAATGGAAACTTTGCTGGTGGTGTCGACAACTCGACGTTCATGGGTTTCTATGACGAGAGCACAGGCAGGGTTTTTGCGGGTGGTACGCTAGGGCCGTCTGGCCTCGACGACGTCTCCAGTCCGTCACCGTGGATTAATGAGTTCGGTGCTCTGGCTCTGGGAGGTATTGGTGAAGACCGCACGCCTCCGTTTATCATTCGCGAGCTAATGCGCAACCCCATCTTCGGTATCGGTGTGTCTTCTGCCGACATTGGGACGGCCGGCTACCAGCTCGCGGACCAGTACTGCGAAGCTCAAGGCTTCAAGGTCTCGTGCATTTTCAACCGTCGTGCAGCAAACGTTTCTGAATACATCGAAATGCTGTTGGCCGTTTACGGTGGCTTCCTCACGATCAACAATGGTCTGATCGATTTCGGCATCGTAAACTTCGGCGACACGACTGTTCGAACTCTTGATGACAGCCACTTCTATTTCGACGGCCGCAATGAGCCGGTCCAGATCTCAGAGGGTGGTGTTGAGGACACGATCAACCGCGTACGTGTTAAGTATTTCGATAGAACCTTACAATACCGCGAGAACGTGGTAGAGATTGGAGACGAAGTTGATGAAGACCTCAACGGCTTGCGCACCTACGAGTTCCCGCCCTTCTTTGTCATGTCTGAGGGAACAGCATCAAAAATCGCTGAGCGAACACTTTATTCCAACCTTTACGCAAAGCGTCGGATCGACGGTGCCGTCGGGTGGCGGGACGCCGATATCGAGCCCGGAGACCGCGTCCACCTCGTATCATCAACTCACCCTGCCATTTTCGATGGACTGCAAGCCAGAGTAGTTCGTAAGCACGAGAAAGAGCGCGGTCTCTTCGCTCTATCGATGATCGAAGAGAGTGAGTATATTGACGATCTCCAAGGCTTTGCGCACGGAGAAACGCAGGCGAGCACGACACCTTTGCTTGGAAACCCTAGCTTTGCGCAGGAGACTGTGACCTTCGAGCTACCTAAAGAGTTCCAAGGTGAAGCGAGCCCTACACTTTTTTCCAGCTACCTGATTGGCGGCCCGACAGCAGGGGCGGATTTGTATGCTAGTGCAGACAACGTTTCGTTTGCGCAGGCTCTACAGTCCACCCCATTCCCAATCGCTGGTCGTCTGGCACAAGGGCTCCCAGCTTCTAATGCGTTTGCGGAGAACGTGGAAATCTATCTTCTCCCGACCTCTGGCTTTAATGTTGATAGTCCTACGTTCGTCGCGACTTTGCAGCTTGATGACGTTAGTGCTGCAGGTAGGGCGGTCGGTGCTGGCAATATATGGGTCGGGTCCGAGATGCTCGCATACGAAGGCGTGAACCTTGTGGGGCAGAACCACTACCGGATGGACCGCGTGTACCGGGGTTGGGGCGGCACTCATATTCATGCACATAACTCTGGCGATGTTTTCTTCAAGCAAGGCGGGGGGATTTTCAGCCAGCCTTACAACGAAGATAAGGTGGGAACTATACTCTACAGTAAGGTGACCCCGTTTAATTTTGCCGGCATAGCGGTAGATGTCGCCTCCGTAAGCAGTGACCAACACCAGATTAGGGGAACGTTCTTCGCACCTCAGATTATCGGAGCTATTCATCCCTGGGCCTCCAGCATTGATTATAGAGGTGTGAATAAGTTTAGCATATCGAGTGGCGATGCGATATCGTTTACCTGGTCTGAAGCATCAAGATGCTCTGGATACGGCACAGGTGGATATGGCACCGGAGGGTATGGGCGCTTTACTTCGGACACGATCAGCTGGGCGTATGCCTTGAGTATCGTTGGTTCAGGTGGTAATGTAGTCCGAACCACGGATGTCGGCACAGGCTTCTTTGAGTACGCACATGCAGATAATGTTGCCGACAACGGACTGTTTTATGGTCAGTTCGGCATATCGATCACGCCGTTCAATGATGTGAGTACCGCGACGCGGATATCGACCAGAACTTTAGACGTATTCGAGGTGTAACGTGGCTTTCACAAACGATCAAAATCTTGAGCAGCCCACGGCCGGACAGGCTGACTGGGACACATCTCTCAACGCCAATTTCGCGATCCTTGAGCGAGGCAACCATTTCCGAGCCACGACCGGAATGGAGATCAACTCGGGCGAGGCTTTATCGATCACGGGCTCGGGTACCGTAGTTAGGTTCGACGCGGCCTCGGGCGATCTTCAGGACATCCATGGGGTGAGTTATGCCAATGTTCAATCCGGTGAAGAGGGTTTCTTCGTTCATAAAGGGATTATTCGTTCGCTTGATACTAACACCTTCACGTTCGCTATCGGCGAGCCTGTGTTCGTATCTTCGGAGTTTCCCGGCCTACTTGTATCCAGTGATGGCAGTGGTTCTGGTGTCTCTGCTGGGATTAGTGTTGACACTGCTGCACTCATTGTAGCTCCGTTTCGCACGGTCACCGGGGGTGGTGGTGCTGGCGAGAACGTCAACAGCGCCGACTTCTGGACCGGCGTAGACGTCGTCTCCGTCCCTGCCGCTGGACAGGTTCCGCAATATAATGGGACGGCTTGGGAGCCCGTGAACCGGACATCGAGCGCTAATCGATCATTTGAAGGGGCTATTGCCATTCGTAGCTCTGACCTTACTGGCCTAGGAACAGGCGAAAACGCAATTTCATGGAGTGATGTTTCTTATGATACCAGTGGAATATGGTCTGGTGTTAGTCCGACACGACTTACTGTTCCGTCTGGTGTCACTAAAGTTAAGGTGTCAGCGTCTTTCAGAACCACTGCTATTGGAATAAACCAGGGGGCGTCAGCTCGTATTACGCAAAACGGGTCTGCACAGTTGCTGTCGCCTATCCAATCCATTAATACGAGTAGCGACGATACAAATACATTTGCCCCTAGAGGGCATTTAGCCACTGCTGTTATGAGCGTGGACGCAGCTGATTATTTTGAGCTGTCTATTTTTTCTAATGACAGTAACTGGACGCTAGATAATATTCAATCGTGGTTCTCTATGGAGGTTATAGAAAGATCCGACGATAATTTCCGGACAGTCCTTGAACCCGTAAAGGTTGCAGCTCAAGGCAACACTGTGCTAGCTAGCGCAGTAGAAAGCGGCGACAGCATTGATGGCATTGGCCTGGTTGGTGGCGACAGAGTTCTACTCCCTGCCCAAACCACTGACAGTGAAAATGGCATCTATGTTGTAGGGGCAGGCACTGGGGCTCCGACGCGTGCTGCTGATATGGATGAGGACGCGGACTTGTTTGATGGAATGATGGTTCCGGTTCTTCGGGGCACGGATGTCGCTGGTCAATACATGGTCACATCTCAGTCAGCAATCGGGTCTCCTCTTATCTTCACTAAAGTCACATGACCACCTGGGACCATGACGGCGAATTCGTCGCCCCGAACTCCAATGACAATTGGGGCGCTGCCCGCATCCGTTCGCGCGATAACCCGTGGACGCGCCCGAGAATGTTTTCACTCGCTGAACAACCGTCCAGCGTCACCTTCCCCCCGATCGTGACTGGGAAAC